AACTCCTGCCCGCTGTCGCAGGCAATTTCGTGAATGTTTTTGGCGTGTCTAACAATATTACACTTCATTGCAATGATTTTAGGTTTGCGTTTTCAGCCTCAAGCATCCGGATTGTATGTTCCAAATGCTCGATTCTTTGACGCAAAACTACTAATTCATTGCGCATTTGTGTTAATTCTATGTGTTGTGATTCGGCTGTGGCCTGCCACATGGTCAAAACGGCCTGTGCCTGCTTGACTTGCAGGCTGTCAGCATGATACCGACCCTTAAAAATCCAGCCCAAAACACCACCAGCAACAGCTCCAATGGTGCTAATGGCGGTGGTTTCTATAAGATTCACGGTTTGGGCGGCTGCGGCTTGTATTTAACAGCAATCATCCACCCGGTCGAAATTAGGGTGATAATAGCACCAATAATTTCAGTTAAGGCTTGTGAGTCAAGGATGCCCTTGGCCACAAGTGTGCCGCCAATAAAGGTCAGAAGGTGGCGAAGCAAGGCGATTACAGCGTTTTGCATAAATGGTAGTTTTGGTTCAGGTGTTAAAAGTTCAGGTGTTGATGTTTGCAGTTTTGCCTTACGGCGGCGGAATAATTTCATGGATGTAGTGATTGCTTGTGTATGCGTGGCAAATCAAAGATCAATGGGTTGTTATTGACAAATGTCATTCGCCGTCAATATTGCCGTTAAATTTTTGAAAATCTTGTGTGTACTGCTCATCCCATCCCATAAAGCAATGCACACCGAGCGGGGTTGGCCAGACCATGTATTGATCAAGGTTGCTGTTTGCCTGATCGTGCCACATAATATCCACGCAAACAAGCCCGTCAATAACGCCAAGGTGTACAGCGTGGTCCAGCGGTTGCAGATTTTTAAGCAGCTTGTCTGCTGTGTTTTGATTGTCAAAACTATACTTGCGAAATGTTGGCATGGTTATAGCGTTGTGAGTGCTGCAAGTTGTGCGTTGGTTAATCGTGTGGTGTAGAGTGCAAAAGCGTTGGTTTTATATACACTCAAGCCGTTTATTTCAATTCTTTGAAATGTAAAGTTAGGATTCGTTGCACTTGAGGCCACTAAACTACCGTTTACAAATAAAACTAAACCCGCTGAACTATAACCAACTGCCGCTTTGCCCGATGTAATAGGTGACGAATAATTTAACAACACAACATCCCCAGATGCTTCAGAGGTAATCCGAAAAGGATTTGCCAAATTATTAGTAGTAAGACTTATCCAATTTGTAAACGCATTATTTCTTACACCAAATTGTGGATTTCCGGTTCCTGTCGTAACGCCAAAAACAGCAGCAATATCCCAATAAATCGTACCCTCGGTCTGCCCAATGCTGCCGCTGACCGCACCGCTAACAAAAATGTTGTCGGCATTGCGGGTGACTGTTGCAGTTGTGGTAGGTATGTACGATGTTGCTACGCCGCCTGTTTCAAATTGTGCGCCCCAAAAATACATGGATTGACCGGGCGAACCTATTATTTCGCCACCATCATTTACAATACTTATAACAAACGCATTTGGGCCTGAATCCGTTGTGGTTGGATTGTATATGCACCGATACCATCCATTGCCATAATTTTGTATGGACGCTGTACCGCCATTAACGCTGAGAACTTCCCCGTTTTGAATGTCAAACCAAGCAGATTTATCTTCCGAGTGACCATTTGCAATTCTGAAAAAACGGTGATTGTTATATTTTGCAAATACAGAGATAGACGATGTTCCCGATGCTACTGTGATTTCTTGCGAACAAAAACATATATCATCTGCAGTTGATGTTATTAAGCGCGCGTTAGTAAATCCAGCAGGTGAAGTAAACGCAGCAGTTGTGCCTGTTGTTACGGTAATGCTTTGCGGTGTCCAAGTTGTTGCAAAGTCCTCACTCTGCAACGTTAAGTTTGTCGCAGCAGGCTCAACAAGCAATCCGGGGCATCCAGTTACACCAGCACTGGTGTAGTAATCCAAGCGTGGAACATTGACCGAAACCGTTCGAATAGTGCCGCTGACATTGTACCTCGTTGCTGTGCTTGCACGGGTCACCGTGAAATCGCCTGCACCGCTGGTTGGGATTTGCGAGTACAGCTTGCCTGACTTTATGCGAGCTGGTACAATTAGGACGGAAGGTGTCGGCATTGTTAGAAATTAAAAATCAAGGCAAATCTCGCTAACAGGCAAATGTTTACCTGAGCTTCCGCTCCCACAGCACCATCCGCAGTAGCACGAGCATTGAACGCTGTCCATGCCGCAGCTGCAAGGTCGCCACCAATCAGCGATTTGCTTGGGTAGCCGTAGCCGTAGTTAATTAGCATCACAGAAAAGTATATCCGATGACCGAGCCAGCGGAGGGAGTCACGGCAGTAATCTTGCCGCCGTTTTTGCCGCTAATAACAATACCCGCAGACACGGATTTGCCCGTAAGCGAATAAGCGGTCAGCAGGTTCTCGCTGTTTGTGCCGGTTAAAGTCGTAAAGGTTGCAGCGACATTGACCACAAGAAAGTCAAAGTTTGCGCCGCTGACAGCAGCGTCAATGAACTGCATCGTGCCGCCCTGACCGAGCATTTGTTGTAAAATTGGAGTAGGCATTTTGTTTTAATTTATGTATAAAAGGAAATGTAGATTAAGTTGGAATTTGACAAACGCTATGCGAGTATGGAATTTCAAAGGTCATTGTAGCCTGCCAGCCGGCTGTGCGGTCGTCACGGCTCTCCACAAAGCGTTGAAGGCTAACGCTGGAGGACAGGGTGTAATCAACCGCAGGATTGTTTGTAAGCGAGCTAATAAAGTCTTGAGCAATCATAAGCTGGTCGCTCAATACCTCGTCCTCGTTGTCTTGCCAGCCCAGCGTTGGACTGCCCGAAACCACGCTGCCCATCGGTGCAATGGATTCCACACGGTCAGAAAAATAGACACCCACAACAAGAGACAAACTGCCGCTGTTCGTAGTCGCTGACTGCACATCCGCAAACACCAGCGGATAGACAATCCGATCACGGCTTGGTGTTCGCAGGTTGATCACATTGTCCGTGCCGATTGCCAGCGGATCGCCTGTTCCGAAGCTGTTCACCTGCGGATGGCCGTTGGCCAGCGTCAGCAACGCCTGCTTGATTTTTACCCAACACATATTTTAACAATTTAAGTATGTTTTTTTTGTGCGCAGACATGGTTAGCAATTATTGCAATATGGATCGTAGCCGTAAGGCCAAGGTCTGTCCAAGCCCGCACCCCTGCGCAGCGTTGTAGCATCCAACACCATGCCCGTGTTATAATTTGTTCCGTTAGGGTATATCGTGTCAATGGCTGACGGGGGCGAATTAAATAGCGGATAGTCTGTGCGGTTCTCCATAAGATAGCGTGTGATTCGCTCCGAGTACCATTCGGCATCGTTTTTAACCTTGTCCGTAAGCGTTGTAATTTCGTCCATGCTCATCTGCGTTGACTCCTCGCTCGTCCTGCGAACCATGCCCTTGTTCATAAACTTAAATGCTAAGACCATCGGCAATTCGTAATACAGCCATTGCACCATCGCAGGCTGAATGTAATCTTCAAGTAATGTCTCGTTTAAATTTGTAGTCGTGCCGCTAACGACTTGCGTCACCAGCTGGTTGTATAAAGCCGAGCCAACGATTGGCTGCACTCGCATCTCCTGAACCTTAACAATGGTCGGACGGATTTGCGTGAATGACACATTCTCGTTGATAATGCTGTTGTCGAGCAGCGTCTGCTCGCTTATAAATAACGCCTTCATGCTTTGCTGATTTTATTGCCCTTTTTAATGACTATCTGCTGCTCCCATACATGACGGCATTGCGGACGGTTCACGCCGCTCTTTGTTTTATACCAGCCACCCCGGCGATTCCAAACCGAGTAACCCATGATGTTGCTGATGCCATCAATATCCTCTCTTGTATAGACCTTGCCTTGGTCGGCCAAATTTAACATAACCTTACAAAACTCACGGCTGGTTTTTTTGTCAGCATTGCTGAACCCGGCGGCCCATGCGTATTTGTAACGCACCTCCAGCACGGGCTCGGCAATTTCCTTAACGCCCTTGGGCAGGTTCTGCTCAACAATGTTGTCAACCGTTCTTGTAATTGGATAACGATTTTTGGTAATTAAATACGCCACACGCTTAGCCACCTTTGCCTTGCTCACTCCAAACTCCTTGGCCATTTCCTCAACGCTTGCATTGCGGTTTTTCTTGCGGTAGGCTTCAATCTTTTTGTCCAGCTCAATCTCCTCTTCGCTTAATTCCGCAAAGGCTTGGCGGACTTGAGAATCCAAGTCGGTGTCAAAGCGAATGGCTTTGCTGTGCATGACCACAAAGTTGTCAGCGTGATCGCCAAACTTGCTTGCCACGACCTCCAGTACCTTGTATTCCTCATCGCCCCAACCGAGGTCGCTTTCGTCGTCTTCCTCACCCCACCAAGGTTCAATGAAGCTGTTGAACTTTTGCTCCTGCACACCAAGCAAGGTGTTAATTTCATCTGCATTGAGACCAAAGCCAGACGATAGCATTGTGCGTGCCATTTCCAAAGTGATTTTTTCTTGTGCATAGTGCCGGACAATTCGCATAAGATTTTGATATTCTCTTCCGCTTAGTTTGCGTAAAAATTCATTAGAAATCAAAGTTTGTTCTTGTGTTGGTTCTATGCTTACTTGTGTTGTGTCATCAACATTAGTAAGCGATTCGCCCTCTGCTTTAGGGGGTAATGATACCAATGATCTAATTTCATTTGGTGACATTGATTCCAAAACTTTGTTGGCAACTAATGGCGACAAAGAATTAATTGCCTCAATAACGTCTTTGACGCTTGCTTCTTGTTTAGTTTCTATTGCTAATAATCCAGCCTTCTCTCTCAATTCTTGTTTTGTCATAATGGTCAGCAAGGCCTGTTCGCTTAATTGCTCAGTAATTGGCTCGACAGGAATTAGTTCCATGCCCTCCACTCCGTTAAACGAGCCAAGGTAGTTAATCATCCGTTCAACCTTGCGGACACGGTCGTTGATATAGGTCGCCTTAAATAACTCGTAAGCCTCCACCAGTTCTGCCCTGCCGCCAAGCTGGCCCTCTGTTTTAACGCCAAATAACATTGGATTTACAACCCTGTGCGAAATAAATATCTCCTGCTGAATTGCCTTGTTAAGAATCTCAAACTGCTTGTCCATGTCGCTTGGCGTTAGCGGTTCAAGAGTCGGTGCTTTGCTTACATCGTCATTGAAGGTGACCACAAACCGACCAGCGTTGTCCGTGCCGCTAAACTTG